CTATCGTGGCGGCTCCGAGTACTTCGTAGCGCCTGAGGGCACGGCTGTACCCAAAGCTCAAAATTCACTCATGTCAAAATTGAGATGCATTGGATGCAATGGAAAAGTCATAGTCAACTCTGGTTGGGAAAAGGTACCCACGAAGTACAAGGGCAATAATGGAACGTCTATCAGAAAGACGGGATATACAACAGCAGTGGTTTGTTTGTCGAATAAATGTATGAGCGACTTTAAAGTTGAATTACAATTCCAGGCAGCCAAGGTCAATGCTTCAAAGAAAGATGGCCCTGCTTCACCTCCTATTCCAAAAGGGAATCCCGTTATCACGGAACAACCCAATCTAAAGGGTAAAGCTCCTGATGATATTTCTGAGAGCCAATCCAAGTCCGTATTCGAATCTCTAACATCAAAGAGTGAGATACGGGAGAAAATTCGCGAAGCGTTTGGGAAAGCCAATGCGGATTTTCGAAATGCCTCTCAGCCCGAGAAGCAAAAGTTGATCAAAGTTGCCAAACAGATGATCAACGATTTGCGGAAGTTGATGCCACGTCGTCTAAACATGAGGTGGAACAAGCCGAGTCAACTAAGGACGTATCCGATGAGGTGGACAGTACCACGAGTACAAGTTCACAATCCTCTGTGGAGTACGGTCTTTGGCTTGGTGGCAATGGAGGCCGATTCTCGGATTCTTCCGGAAGATATGGTGACGATTCAAGATGCAGCCTATTCGACGGCTCTGATCGAGAACTCACTGATGAAAGTCAGGTCGAAGAAAGTTCAGACTCCGAAGGAGATCCGGACGAACAAGACTCTGACGGTTACTTCTGGGACTACAACAGAGAATCAAATTCCTCTAGAGGAAGGAGAACAGCGTCAAGCCCCTCCCTTACCTCAGAGGAAACCTCGCCCAGTCGGTTGGGACAAAGTACCACTTCCATCGGGTCAACCGATGACAGTGGAAGCTCTGATAACGAATCCGATTCTCGAGACAGTAATGTCGGAGGATCTGAGTCGGGACGAAATCTAGAGCATGAATGTCCCTTCAGCTCGGCTCGAACTACTCTTTTTAATGCCTCATATGAATGTTGCGAGAAAGGACAGTGGTGTAAACCCGAAGTGGTTGAATACAACGAATCCTTTCTTTTCATATTTGGAAAGAGGAAGTTCTTTACTCATAGCCCTTCCTTGACTGCTCATCTTAGGATGTACGCTTCAGGAATAGAGCGGGATGGTGAACTTAAGTCTACACTTCTGCGAGTAAGTAAGACAAAGATGGTTGACCAACTCAAGATCCACCCCACTTGGGTAGACCAAGTGAGGATAGGTTCTGTAGCTATGGCTATGCAAGTGGGGCCTAGTGAGAAGGTAGCTTTAGGGTTGACATCAGCAATCCTTAAGACCAACCGAAAAA